GAGACTGACGAGCCCATGGATGTAAGGATCCGAGTAATGTTGAAACATTATTCGAAAACCCTTGTCCGTGAACTCGACCAGTTAAGCAAGTCCGCAAATCCTTATCATACGACGTACACTCTTATTGAGAGTGGATCGTACGCTGAGGGTGAGTTGAATTGCGACGTACACCTGTTTGTTGGTCGTAAGCAGACCTGTACTAGGTCTGCGAAAGGTCAAAAGTGAAGTATTTACGCTTCGCTCTGACCTTTATCGTTTGTTGTTCCTGGGTAGTTGCGTTTGTAAACTCTAGGTGGTGCCTTTATGACACCAAATAAGAGCCTAGATGAGGTGTTAAATCTCATCGTCGCGCTGCTCAGGGATGCTCACGCGTCCCGTGAATTAATATTCAACATATCTGATCTAAACCTGGCGTTGAAATACGTCAGAGAGAGATCAGGTACTGAAGGTATCGGGTTCTTAACGAAGACCCTCCCCCGTCTTGGTAAACACTTTGATCAAGTGCTTGCCGGCATGATTGAACTAGACGTACAACCACTTGGATTTGAAACCCAAGTAGAGAGTAAGCTACCCAGCTTCCTCGGTAGTATGTTCAGCGCAGTCTTAGCCAAAGACGGGTCGATACTTACGGATCCGGACGCAAAATGCGTCAAGCTCATAAGACAGGTATTGTACTCGTTTTATAAGTACGAATTGCCTTATGATGAATCACAAGAACAACAAGTCATCGAAGCCTTTAAACAGGCTGAGAAGGACTTGTCGGACATGTCACCTAGATTTGCCTTTTGGCATACTTCTTGGCATAGTATTAATAAGCGGCGCTTCCTGGACAAGATCCGAGGTGGAGACGAAAGTCTCCCCATCGATAACCTTGACCGGCAGTACTGCATTATTCGCGACGCTAGAAGACTCCTCGCGGAGTTATTCCAGCGGTTCGACCCAACTGACATTACCCCGTCTCACGGACCAGGTGTCGTTGCAACAAAGCAACGCCTATGGTCTAAGTTTGACTGGACAAATGTCTCGGATCGAATCACAACCCTCTACCCCTTCGACGCCTATTTTTGCGCGTCGCCGGGGCACGTTTGTGATGTATTTAAGAGCTTTGATGCTCTTACTGCTACGGATCTTCCTGCTCGAGTAATTCTCGTGCCGAAAGATTCCCGTGGCCCTCGTCTGATATCCTGCGAACCCG